CGATCTGCATGACCTGTTCCTGATAGACGATAACCCCGTAGGTGTCTTTCAGGCAGCCTTCCAACGACGGCAGCGGATAGGTGACGTCCACTTCTCCGTGCTTGCGCTTGATGAATTCATCGACCATGCCGGAACCGAGCGGGCCGGGCCGGTACAGCGCCAGCATAGCGATGATGTCTTCAAAGCAGTTCGGGCGGAGCATACGCAAGTACTGGCGCATACCCGAGCTTTCCACCTGAAACACGCCGTCCGTATCGCCCCGGGAAAAGACATCGTAGGTATCGGGGTCCGTCAAAGGAAGGATGTCAAGGTTGGGAGCCTTCTTTCCTTGTTCTTCAATGGCTTTCAGGGTGTTGTCGATCAGGGTCATGGTCCGCAGACCAAGGAAGTCGAACTTCACGAGCCCCACTTTTTCGACCATTTTCATATCGAACTGGGTGACAAGTTCGCCTTTTTTCCCCCGATAGATAGGCAAGTATTCATCCATCGGCTTGTCGGAAACCACCACACCCGCAGCGTGCGTCGATGCGTGACGTGACAACCCCTCCAGACGCATGGAGATGTCGATCAGTTTGCGGATGATCTGATCTTCCTTATAGAGGGTCGCCAGCTCGGGCTCCGCGTCCAGCGCCTTCTTGATGGTCATCTTGAGATCATCAGGGATGAGCTTGGCGATACGGTCGGTTTCCTTGAAGGACATGTCCAGTGCGCGCCCTACGTCGCGGACCACCGCTTTGGCTTTCATTTTTCCGAACGTCGTGATCTGCGATACGGAATCAATACCGTATTTTTGGCTCACATACTGGATCACGCGGGTACGCTTGTCTTCGCAGAAGTCAACGTCGATATCGGGCAGGCTGACGCGTTCGATATTCAGGAAGCGTTCGAAAATGAGATTGTAGGGCAGGGGATCAAGGTTTGTGATACGCAAAGCCCACGCGACGATCGAACCGGCCGCGGAACCACGACCGGGACCGACCGGGATGTCGTTCCCCTTCGCCCAGTTGATGAAGTCCTGCACGATCAGAAAATACCCCGGAAAGCCCATCTCGCAGATGACCTTCAGTTCCATTTCGAGACGATCCCAATAGATTTTGGGATCAATCGTGTCCCGATCGGGGTGCAGTTCCAGGCGCTGTTTGAGACCTTCACGCGCAAGGCGCTGGAACTCCGTCGACAGGGTCATCCCTTCCGGAAGTTCGTATACGGGGAAGTAGTGGTGCGTGAAGTCCATCTCCACATGGCATTCTTCAGCTATGCGGACCGTATTGGAAAGGGCTTCGGGAATATGCTTGAACGCCTGTTCCATCTCCTCAGCGGATTTGTAATAGAGATCCCGCGCTTCAAAACGCATCCGTTTTGCGTCATTGACTTTGGCCTGCGTCTGAATACACAGCAGGACGTCATGGGCCTCAACGTCGTCCGCGTTCAGGTAATGGCAGTCGTTCGTCGCAACCAAAGGAACTTTGGTATGCTCCGCAAGCTCCAACAACTTATTGTTCAGAGTCGCCTGATCAGGCAGTGTATTGGCTTGGACTTCCAGATAGAAACGCCCATCGTAGATATCCATGTACTCTTGCGTTTGCCGGATGGCGTCGTCAAATGTCCCGCCGTTCGTGATCAGCTTGTTGGCTCCCATCAACGTGCGGGGGATTTCACCGGCAAGGCACGCGGAAAGCGCAATGAGCCCTTCGCTGTGCTGGCGGAGCAGGGCTTTATCCACGCGGGGCTTATAATGGAAGCCGTCCAGAAAGCCCTTGGAGACAAGACGAACAAGGTTATGGTACCCCTCATTGTTCTTCGCCAGTAAAATCAGATGGTGCCGGACACGGGAGAATTCGGAATCCTTATCCCGGTGATCCTTGGTAACGTAGACTTCGCACCCGATGACGGGTTTGATGCCGTAACTCTTGCATGTCGTATAGAAATAAGCCGCGCCGTACAGGTTGCCGTGATCGGTAATCGCGGCGGCAGGCATCCCGAAATCTTTGGCGCGTGCGCATAAATCGTTCAGACGAATCGCGCCGTCGAGAAGACTGTACTCCGTGTGACAATGCAGATGCACAAATTCGGACATGGAACAATCCCGTGGAAGAAAGAGTGAAGAGATATGGGGATAAGCCTATCAAAAGACGCGGGGAGGCACAATGAACCTTTCTGGAAGGTTATAATAGGGCAACCTATAATAGACGCTTGTCGATCGCCTTGCTTCGGGGTATGAACAAATCCATGATGCATACCTATGAAAACAATACACCTCAGGCTTGGGACGACATCAGGAATCACGAGGCACTCTTCGAATCGTTTGCCTCCATGTACCTGCGTGAACACCCTGGCGACATGCTCCGGCTCAAACGGGAACACACCTATAAAGTTTTAGCTCATGCCCGTGCCATCGTCGCTCAGGAAGGGCTTGCTTCCCAAGAGGGAAGGGCGGCCCTGCTTGCGGCACTCTACCATGATACAGGACGATTCCCCCAGTATGTCCGTTGGCGCACGTTCAGCGATGCCGAATCTGAAAATCATGGCTATCTTGGCGTCCATGTCGTGAAAAAAGAGCATTTTTTGACGGGCGAACCCCAAAATATCCATAAATGGGTGCTCACGGCCATTGCCTTGCACAACAGATATGCACTCCCTGCCTTGCCGGAACCGTACCTCACCATTACACATGCTGTTCGAGATGCGGATAAGCTGGACATCATGCGCATCATGGCCCAGCATCTTTCACGGCCCATTCCGACGCGGGACGTCGTTCTCCGTGTTCAGGATGCCCCAAAACTGTGGTCTCAATCCATTGTGGATACTGTTCTTTCCGGTGGTATCCCCAGTTATCACGATCTTCGTTATGTAAATGATTTTAGGATATTATTGGGATCTTGGATCCATGATCTTCACTTTACGTCTTCAAAGAAAACATGTGTGGCGTCTGGATTTCTTCAAGAAGTCCTTAAAGGTTTGCCTTCCACACCGGAGCTGCAGCCCGTAACAGCGTATCTGCTCAATGAGTTCTCGACTGTGAGGAATCTCTGTGGCTGACTTCCTCCACCCATCGCTCCAGCGGGACATCAAGCGTTTTTGTTTACGGTACGGGTTGAACGTATCCCATGCTTACCATACCCCCACGGACTTTTGGAATGACGAAGGGGCAGGGGAGCAGGCTGTTTTTGTGTGCCTGCTGCACCAAATGCCTTTTGGGGAGGCCTTGAAGCTGGTAAGGGCTGCACGACAACGTTTCCGGAACGTCCTCCTTGTGGACTACAAGCTGCCGGAAAGGAACTTGGATTTCCCTGCATATTGGCTCGGGCATTGCTGCGAACGGATGGGAGCACATTATGGTTTGTACGACCGCTTTATGCGTCATGGCGGTATTGAAGGCGTTATCCGTCAGTTAGGGGTTGTTCCTTTGAGGAGGGATGTTTTTTGGGGTGGGGGGATTGGCGCGGTGTGGATTGTATGATATGGAAGTAAACAAAAGTTTACATAATTTTCATTATGGGACATTGGGCTTGTCGAAAACGGCAAGCCCTTTTTTTTAGGTCATTTTTTAATTTAAACTATAACTTTTAAAGGAGATTCTCATGGCATATCGTCGTCGTGCTCGCTCTCGTCGTCGTTCCCGTCGCCGTCGCCGTCTCAACGTTTTCGCTCGTCGCGTTGGCACTCGCTTCTGAGCATAAAAGCTGGCGCATGTGATGTGCCGTAATCCCTTCATTCGCGACCCATCCGGCAAATTGTTACGGATGGGCCCGAATGGAGATTTCTCGGAAAGGCAGATGGGCTTGCCAGTTCCGTGTGGTCAATGTTTGCATTGTCGCATTAATAAGCGTCGAGTTTGGACTTTACGTTTAATGATGGAGTTAAGACAACATGAAAAAGCGTCTTTTGTCACTCTTACTTATGATTCTGAGCATGTCCCTGTTGTTGACGGCGTGCAAAGCCTCTCAAAAAGAGACTTTCAACTTTGGCTCAAACGAGTTCGGAAACTATTTGATTTACGAGAAGGACGGAAGATTCGTTTCTACGCCTGCGGTGAATACGGAACAAGAAGCAGAAGACCACACTATCACGCAATCCTCTTCGGCGTCTCCCCAGAAGAACTAGATAATGAATGGTTTCTTTGGAACGGACAAAGTGGGCCTGCTACTAACGTTCGTCCTGCTCGTCTTGATACTGTATTATATCGTACTTGGTGTCGGGGTATTGTTCACGTTGGTGAGGTTTCTCGAAAGTCTATTCAATATGTAGCCGGTTATGTAACTAAAAAGATGACATCTGATGATGATTCATTTGCGTTGATGTCTCGAAAACCCGGAATCGGTTCCGATGCTGCTGATGCTATTGTTGTTACTTTAAAGAAAGCTAACATTAGTGATGTAAATGTCGGTAAAGAACTAAGAATTGATGGCAAGAAGTGGCCTATCGGTCGCTATCTTTCTTTGAGAATTGAAAAATTGCGAGGTGAGTTGTTCGATAGTTCAAAATATATCGACTCTGTGTATTCTTTACTTGTTGAATCTCAAGAATCAGATAAGCCTTTTGTAGATTATCTGGTATCATTAGATGATGATAAATATTCTATTTTAGAGGCTAAACAAAAGATATTTAATCAGAGAGATAAAATATGAAAAAGCGTGCTAAATTCAACTTGTCAAATTTTCATAATTGCACTTTTAAAATGGGCTATCTTTATCCGGTAAATCTCACTGAAGTTCTTCCGGGTGATAGCATTCAGCTTTCTACTTCGGTTTTTCTTCGTCTTGCTCCTATGGTTGTTCCTGTGATGCATCCCGTTTATATGCATCTTTCCAATTTCTTTGTGCCGTCTCGCATTCTGTGGTCAGGCTTCGAGGATTTTATAACAGGAGGTCCAGATGGTACAGATACGAGCGTTCTTCCAACGATTACGCTTAATGCTACCAATTCTCCGGTTGGCAATTTAGCTGATGCTTTTGGCATACCAGTTCAAATGCTTTCTGGTAGTAATGCGTTTACGGTTAATGCTCTCCCGTTTATTGCTTATTATATGATTTGGAACGAATACTTTAGAGATCAAGATTTGAATGAGGCCATTGATCTTTCAACTATTACTGGGGCGCCTTCTTCCCTTTCTCTTCTTCGTCCTTCGTGGGCTAAAGATTACTTCACAACTGCTCGTCCTTGGCCCCAGAAAGGCCCGGATGTTTCTGTTCCTGTTAATTTGACCGCTGCTGGTGCGCCTACAATTACTGGTACTGTTGTCGGTAATGGTATTCCTAAATTTGGTGTTATAGATTCGGGACAAGATTTTTCAAATCGTGAAAATGCTCTTAAGGTTGATGCTTTTTCTAATGCTAGCGTTGGTTACAATCCTTCTGCTCGTTCAACTGTTTTGAATTGGCAAGATCCAGCTCTTAAAGTAAATATTGATTATACCTCTGGTGATCCGGAACTTGGTTCTGTTAATATCAATGATTTGCGTGAAGCCTTTGCTCTTCAACGATTTGAAGAACATCGTTCGATGTTTGGTTCACGTTATGAAGACTTACTGCGCTATCTCGGTGTAAGACCGCAAGACGCTCGTTTGCAGCTTCCTGAGTATCTTGGCGGCTTCTCTGCTCCTGTTCAATTTTCCGAAGTTCTTCAAACTTCTTCCGATGCCGAGCGTTCCGGTGTTGGTGATATGTATGGTCATGGTATTGGCGCAACGAAAGGCCGTCGCATTCGTCGTTTCATACCTGAACATGGTTACATTATGTCTCTTCTTACTGTTCGTCCCATTCCTGTTTATAGTCAGGGTCTGGAACGGCTTTGGTCAAAAGAAAATCGTTTTGATTTCTGGCAAAAAGAATACGAGCATATCGGCCAACAAGAAATCCGTAATTCTGAAGTTTATGCTAACGGCGATACTGCGCAAGATAAAGCTACTTTTGGCTATCAGAATCGTTATGACGAATATCGTCGTGGCGTGAATATCATTACTGGTGAATTCAGAACCAATCAGGATTACTGGACTATGGCGCGTATTTTTGCATCTCGTCCAACTCTTAATGGTGATTTTGTGTCTTGTATGCCTACTGACCGTATTTTCCAAGTTAATGAACAAAATTCTGACCAATGCTATGCAATGGTAAAGAACAATATTGTTGCAAAGCGTCTTGTTTCTAAGAACGGTAATCCGATGTAAAACTTTAAAAGTGAGGCTTAAAATGGGTACTTTAAATATTCGTGGTCATGAAGTTTTGGATACAACTCCTATCGAAATTCCCCTTGCAAATATGAAGCGTACGCCTTCTATTTTTGAGCGTATGCAAGCTATCATTATGCAGCAACAAAAAGATGCCGAAGATGCTATTCGTGATGAAGCTGACTTGGCAGAAGATTTGAACGATTTTTCGTATGAAAATGAATCTGATTTGTTTATTGAAAACACGCAATATACTGTTCCTGACGATGTTTCCGATTATGTTTCTGCAAAAGAAATAAGGGAAAAAGCTAAAGCAGAAGCTGAACAAAAAACTGAACCAAAGGTTCAAGAAAATCCTCA